AATATTATTTTATATATAAATATATTTTAATTAAAATTTGTCTAAAAACAAATCATCAATATCTGTTTGTATTTCTTGATATGTTGCTTTAAGATTAAACATTAAATCTGCTTTATATTTCGATCGCTGACTTCCGTTATAAAATAATATAACCGTTGGGTATGATCTTATTTTATATTTATTTTTTAATGATGGATATTTTTCTATGTTTGCTCTATAATAAGTGCAATGATGCAATTTACTATAATTGTTAAATTTATTTGCAAATGAAGTTGTAAATTCAACAACAACAGCTCCTTTGTTTATTTTTGTTGTAATTGTAGCCGGGGATACATATAATTGAGTATAACTATTAAACATTAATAATAGCATACATATTGCTAATATATTTTTCATTTACCTTTCCTTTCTTCAAACAAGCGATCTTCCATTTTTTCGAGTTGCTCTTTTATATCTTCAACATCTTCTTGAGTATTCATTATAGTTTCTCGAATCAATTCATCTTTTAGATCATATTCTGTTCTAGTAATTTCTGGTTTTACTGGCGGCGGTAATTCTTTTGCCTCTTGTATATCTGCTTGTAATGCAAACCACATTCCTACTACTGTAGCTATACCTATAGAAATGCCAATTAAAGTTTTTATACTTACTTTAAATCCTGTTTCTTCATTTAATTCTTTCATGTTGTTACCTAAATTGATAGTTTAAACCCAATTTTGCAGAGTATACACTTCTATCCCAATATCTCAGATAGTCAGACTCTAAAAATAATCCAAAACCTTTTCCTAATTTAGCACCTAATATTAAACCTGCATTGTAATCTAACCATTGAGTATTTCCATTGCCATTAGATATAAAATTAGCGTAACTAAAATTTTGATCTCCATATACATGTTGATGTAATGGTAATACATTACCCCATGCATGAACCCAAAATTTATCTGAATAATGATATAAATCTAATCCTATTGCTAAAGACACTGTAGCCATTCCTCCTACTTCTGAAAATTTTTCTGCATTAAAATCATTTACTATGTCTCCATAATAATATTTTCTGAACTCTTCGTCTGTGCTAGCAATATCTTCGCCTTCTGGATTTTTCCAAGACCAATCTGCAGTAGTATCTGGAACTTCTGAGCTATAATCTATTATTTGATAGAATTCATCTTGATAATCATAATCATATGCTAACTTCCACCATGGATTATCTTGTAAATAATTTCTAATAGGATTATATCCATATGGGCCATGAGTTCGACCTACTGCTCCAGCTGTTACGTTAATATGTTTACCTATAGCTAAACGTCCCCTAACATCTACTTGTCCATATTTTAAATCAGCAACACCTGCTTCGAAGAATTTTGCATGTGCTACCCAATAATTTCCAAGATATCGTAAAAAATAATTTTGATTGGTATATTCGTCTCCCCATTGTCTTACCCAATCATATGAAAATAAATATTCAAATCCTTTAACTGCTCCTACATTTGACTTCCAACCAACATTTTCTTCAGATCCATCGTAAAATACTCGTTGACGATTTTCATAGTCAAATCTAGCTATTTTTCTAATACCTAATGATAATCTATAATCAAATGGATATATTTCTGTTACATCAGTTAAACGATTATCTTGTGATACATACCATTCTTTGTTTGATTCTTGCAATGGCTGACTAATTGATCCTGCAGCATATATAGTAGAATATTTAAAAAACTTTTTAAAAAATTTAAGTTTTTCTTTTTTTTCTTTTTGTGCTATTAGTGGAAATGCAAATAAACATGTTAACAATATTATCAATATACGTTTCATTATGATTCTCTTTTCTTAAAAATTTTTTCTAATCCTGATATACCAAAACTTCCTAATGTGATTATCACAAAAGAATTGTATATAAATTCATTGATAACTAAATCTTTACCAGCATATCCTGTTATTATGTCTGCTATGATCACAATAACCATTACGGCAAATGAAAAGAATCCTATTACGGATTTTTCATTGACATCATTTTTGTCTTTAAATATGTTTCGAAATGACATTTGATATTCCTTTCATATAAATATCAAATTATTTTTCAATAAACGTGTTTTATGAAAAATTTATGAAATTCCTTCGCCTAAATTAGATCCACTAAATATAAATGAAGCTTCGGCCAACTCTCCAGAAAACACTGCTACTCTGCCTCCGTCGGCGTTAACAGCGTCGGTATTACCTGGTATTTTTGTCCATTGACCTGCACTGGCTTCACCAAATGCTGTATGTGCAACACCATCATACACTTGGTTGTACATACTTTGTGGTGTTTTAAATAACAATCTGTTTTTGTGTTGCAAATAATACTGAGTATTAAGTGCTGCTAATTTTACATCTGGATGTGTATTAGATTGAATATATGTTAAACCGTTGTTAGCAATTTGTCTACTACCACTTAAGAGATGTGTTCCTGCTGATGCAGTGTAATAGAATTGTATGTTGTGTAATCCAAATGACTGTTCTGCTACACCCCCGTCTCCTTCTCCTTCTTCTCCTTCTATAGCGTCTTGTGTTACTATTTTCAATCCATTTGAACCACTAATGATTGTTATATCCATTGGAGGAAATTCATAACTTTGAGTTACTGGTGAATATCTTGTTTGTTCAAGTTGAGTGAAGGATTCATTGTCTTTTCTAGGATTACCTTCATATACTTCAGTAACACGCCATAATGAATTTGAACCAGATCCTTTACTTTGAATTTTATAAAATTTTTCAGCAAGTTTTCCTACACGGCCTGGAGGAGTTCTACTATCAAATAACTCAGTAAAATTATCTCCTAATATACCATAATTATTACTGTGAAGATGATCGATTATTGGTAAGGTCTTGTTGTAGCTAAATTGCGCTGCACTGGTACTGTTCCATGTGGTAACTTCTGCTGCAGTTGCACCTTGTGCTGCCTCTCCATCCTTATTAGCATATAATATTGTTCCTACTCCTATTTCATCGTCGACTGTATGAAATGTTCCTGTAACGTTACCAGTAAATACATCTGTGCCATTGATTCCATATGATCCAAAACTAACTAGTAATAATTGATGTGGTGTATATGATCCAGCTGCCTCTGCTACTAGTTTATTTGCAACGCCTTCTTCAATTTGTGCTATACTTCCTGATTCTGCGTTGTATTTAGTAGATACCGTTATGCTTATACCATTTACTATACCGTCAATTGGAGCTTGCTTAATACTTGCAATTTCTGATGCTGCAAATCGTTTTCCGGTACGGTTCAATACATTTAATTTAGTTACCAGATAATTAGGAGCTTTGTCTTGTTCATCCATTACAGCAAACACATCAGTTTTAAAATTTGATAGCAATTCGTTTGTCTTATTTCGTTTTGCAGCTACTAATGAGACTGCGGCATTATCAGATGCAACTTCTTCCAAACATTCTGATAAATTTATAGAGCTAGTGAATGAAGCCATTTGTTTAGCCATTGCTAAATATGCAGCATCTTTTTTAGCAGTAGATGCTCCAGTTCCAACTTCATATGAAGACATTATTTCACACGCGCCTTCCATAAATGATGAAATTGCTAAAGCAGCAACTGCTTCTGTTTCTCCATTTAATGCTTGGGCATTAAAATCTTTTTGTAAAATGGTTTCTCTATTATCATAATCTAATTCAGTTCCAAAAAATGCAGAAGCACTTTTAAATGTAGCTTCAATAGCTTGATCATATGTTATAGATCTTTCGTCTTTTAAATATTTAGCAAATGTTGTAATTGGAGATATAGTTACACTTTTGCCAATACCAATATCCGTACTTATTTCAGCATGCATATTTCCTGTATATGCTACTCCTGTTATTGAGTCTGTTCCTCCCGTAGCTGTAAATGTTGTTCCTATAGGTAATACGTCTAAAAATGTAAATACTCCTAATGGGTTTGTTGCAGAAATTCCTAAGATTTCCCCGGCTGGACTAGTTGCACTTACAGTTGCCCCATTAATAGGACCGTCAATTACTTGTCCATTAAATCCTGGTGCTCCTCCGGAGCCTGGTCCTCCTAGTGCCATTTGCTGGCTTATAAACCAGTTAAGTTCTGTTAATCTATCATTTTCAAGATAAAATTTCTTTTTTTGTTCTGATAATGGTAAATTTTTAATTTCAGGTCTTCTGCTAAATTCACGCCAATCTAATATCATATTTCTCCAATTATATTTATTCCTATTTAATTTAATATAAATATTAAAACATAAAAAAAGGGTGGAAATTAATCCACCCTAATATTACGATATTAAAAATTAAATTCTAAATAGTATTTAATCCTTCAACATATACTTTACCATAGAATTCTGGTCTAACAACTTTCTTAGCATATCTAGTCATAACACCTTTTCTTGGAGTGAAATTAACTGGATCGTATACTAATGGAGTCATGATTAACGGAACATATGGTGAATAAACTGCTCCACACTCAAGGAATTGTGCTCCTCTAAAGCCCATCAATATAATGTTCTCTTTCATGTATGGATTTTTATATACAGTGTATCTGTTATTAATTGCACCAACTTTTTGAACGCCTGCCGCAAATTCCATTTTAGTTCCATCTGTCTCTGCTGCAAATCCTGGAATAGATTCTAGGATAGTTGCTACTGCAGGAGATGTTACTAAGAAGTTTGCACCGCCACGTAATGTTTTTTGGTGAATTTTATTTGATACTTTTTGCAGTTTAGTACCTAATGTTTGGAACCAACCACCTTGTGTATTATAGAATCCACTAGTAGCTTGTTCAAACTTGGTAGTTGCTGTATTGTATACTCTGTTATTCTGTGCTGACCAAAACTCAGTAGTAGGTGCAGCTGAAATTAACATATCAAGTATTTCAAGATCAATTTCCATTGATACATATTCAGACAACATTGAAGTTAATTCTGCTTCAGCGTCAATTGAATGATAAGCATTAAGATCTTGAGCGAACTCAGGCGTCCATACTGCTTTCAATTTACGTGTTTTAGCAACAATTGCTTCAGATTGCATTTCTAGATTCAATTCTGGAATATCAATATCTGTACTAACACCATTACTTGTAGTACTAGGATCATCTTCAAAATCACCTCTAGTAATATCAGATGGTTGTTTATGATATTTTACTGTAGTAGTAGAGTTATCATAAAATACACCTGTACCAATTTTAACAACAAAATCAATTTTACCATTTCCGGCTGTACTTTCTAATTTAGTAAATGCAGGGTATACAGTGTCAATAAACGATGCAGTAGATGGAACAAATGCTCTAACACCTTTATCATCAAATCCTGACAACGATGCTGTATTAACTTGGTAAATACAATATTGTGCTAAATCGTTACCTGTAAAATCACTATCAAAGTTAACTGATGCTGAAGTTATAGATGAAGTAGTAGCCGTTGCATTACTTACGCTTACATCATTGATTGAATATCCAAATCTACCTGCCCCATAAAGACCACCACTTGGATCGCCACTAGTATTAGTAACACCAAATAATGAATCGGATGAATTATTGCTGTCAAATGGATGACCGCTATTAGTAGCTGGATCTGAATCTTGTGTAAATCCTGCCTGACCTGTACCATATTTAAAATCTAAATAGAATACTAGTCCAGATGGAAGATTCATTGGTTGTACAGAAACAAATTCTTTTGCAGCAAATTCTGCAAAGATTCTTCTTACTAATGGTAATGCTACCCCTGACCATTCTTCTGATCCTTCGGCAGTACCTGTTTGTGATGCTTCTTTTACCAATTGTCTTGCTTGGTTTTCTAGAAGTTGTGCCATTCCGGCTTTGTCAGTCTCATTCTTAAGACCTTCTAAAAGTCCTGTCTTTTCCCATTTATTAACATGCACTAATGCCTGTTTTCTTTGAGATCCGTCGGGGCTTTGTAATAAGTTACCTAAACTCATTGTTTTATCCTTTTTTTAAAATTAAATTAATCCTGCTAGTTTTTTCCAACGATTTGCGTGTTCAAATCCTTCGGACAAAATTTGCGTGTTTTCTCTGAATTGTTTAGACGGAGCAGTTGATGTACTAGGTCTAGAAGCATAAGATTCTTTTACAACACGTTTTTTAGCTGGCTTCGTAAAGCTTTCTGCTAATGTTGTGAATACTAATTTTGTTTCTCTAGTAGTTGCTGCTCTATCAAAGTTTTCAATTACTTTCATTTTTTGCGATTCTGATAAGTCAAAATTGCGGAATAACTTGTTTGTGTAAAGAAGTTTTGCATTTAAAAGATTAACTTCATTGATAACTGATTTAAGATGACTAACAGTTTGATATGATTCTTCTAAAGCTTCTAAAGCTTCTTCTAATTCTTCTTTTACCATATCATCTTTAGTATCATGTCCGTCTACGTGAGTTTCATCTGTTTTGCCATGTGCCATTTCATTGTTTTCTGAGTCATCTTCTTCTTCTGCAAGAATTTCGCTGATGATATCGTCAATTGATTCAGAATACATTTCGTTAGCTTCGTCGTCGTCTTCCTTATGAGATGGATCATGTCCAGCTCTCATTGTTCCTTCAGGTATTTCTTCGCCTTCTTCTGGACCACGCATACCTTCTGGAATGTCTTCGCCTTCCATGTCTTCTTCTAATTCAGCAATAATTTCATCTAAATTCATATCTGCTTCATTATACTCTTCATCCATTTCGTCGTCAGACATTTCATCATCCATTTCTGGTTCTGCTGCTACGTCTTCGCCGGCGTCTTGAGTATAAATATCACCGTTAAAATCCATTTCACCATCGCCATCCGTGTCTATAGAAAGATCACCAACGTCTTGACCCATGTCTGCTTGACCCATGTCGTCGTCTTGACCCATGTCCATGTCATCTACACCCATATCATCGTCTTCATGTTCTGCTTCATCTAATTCTTCAGATAATTTAGCTGATAACATGTTTTCGATTCTTGGAGCAAATGCTTCTTGTAACGCAATTTTTGCATTAGCTAACGCAGTTTCTTTAACAGCTTTAGCATCCGCAATTGCTTCTTTTAGCAAATCTGATTTTGCCATAGTTTTTCTCCTTAAATTTGTTTTTTGGAAATAAGATTATTTTGAATCTTAATAAGAATAAATAATTTTTTTATAGACGCTATATAAAGATTGATAGCGTATTCTACAATAAATATAGACAATATAAAAAAAACAGTAAAAAAGCTCGACATTATTTGCCGAGCTTTAAATTACAATAAATTAATTAATACTATTATAGTACTACGAATGATGCAGTAAATGCACTTCCATCTGCTAATGGAACATCTGATGCATGAATTCTAAATTTAAATGAATTAGCTGCAGATGAATGTGGTACTAATGATGAAGAAAGAATAGTTGTATGTGATCCTACTAAAAACATACCAACGATACATGATTGTGCATCAACTGAATTATTTGTTACAGTATAATCAAGAGATGACGAGTTATGAACTACTGCGTCAACTACTAAATTTCTTACTTCAATTTTTTTACCATGAGCAGTATATGTATACGCATCAGCTGCTGCAGGCGAAGTAACTGTATGAACAATACCAGCTGATCCAGTATTGAATGTTATATTTGCACCTAAAGCTGATGTTAACGTATCAACTGTAATTTTTTTTGTTTGGCCGTTTGCGATGTCTACTATGGGCAATACATCGTTTGCCGTTACGAGATCACCGGTTGTTTGTGCGGTTAAATCTGATATTTTAATAGTACTCATTTTTTATCCTATTTATACTTTTTATTTAATTTATAATTTATTGCATTACTAATGTTTGACCTTGATGAGTAATTATTACTTCTCCAGCCTGTGTTAGTACTTCTATTTCAATTGTTTGTTGTGCAGTGGTAATTGCATTACCATCTTCGCCTCCTGCAGCGCCATAAGGATTGTTTGAAAACATTTGAGAGTGTGACATTCTAGCCTCGGCTTCTACTTGTTCAACTTCCTCTAAAAATTTACGTTTTTGTTCCATTAACGGTAAATTTTTAATGTGATTTAATTTTGTAAAATATCTCCAGTCTAACATACTTTTTTCTTCATTTATTTAAAAACAATACAATTTATAATAAATATAACCATAACTAAAAAAACCTATTATTACTAATAATTATTCATATCTCGAATTTGCTGTATATATTTAGCTCGATTAAGTTGGTCTCTGCGTTTAATACTAGGTTTAATAAATGTTTTATTTGATTTAATTCGATCTAGAATATTTGAGTCTTTCATTTTTCTTTTAAATATTCTTAAAGCAAAGTTTAAATCTCGATCTACTACTGATACGGCATTTGCATTTCCGGGTACAATAGATTTGTGTTGTTTTTGATGTTTGTTCATATAACTTATATATTTAATTGTCTTTTTTGTATAACTGGTTTTGATTTTTTAGATTTAAGATTGAATCTAAAATGTTTTAATTCTGGTTTTTGTGCTAAATATCCTTGTATTTTTTGTGATTCTAACGCAGGATCATCTCCTAATCTAAAATAAAAATACCCAATTTTACCAGATTTTGATATACTATGCTTTATAATAGTAAACCCCTTTCTTTGAGTCCATTGTTTAATTTCTTCTGCTACAGACGCAGATTCTGCAGGGTCTCGTACAATATATTCAACTCCGCCTCTATAATCAGTAAGATTATTTATAAGCTGTGCTTCTTCTATATCATGCATTTCGTTTAACTTATATCCGAAAAATTCTTGATACATTTTTTTAAATATATTCATTGTATTACCTTATAATATATATTTTTTTTCATTAAACCAAATTAATGAACATCATAATATTTTTGTATTCCTTGTGCGATATCTTCAAATGCTGCTGCTAATCTTCGTTCATGAATCATAACTTCATTTGCAGATTTTTTAAATTCATTTAATGCAGCATTAATACCTTTAAACTGTCTACTAGCAGATACTCCGTCTACTAAATCATCAGCTTCTTCTGTTACTAAACGATTTGCAGTTTCAACAACTCTAGTAAGATTTTCAACAACTTGTTTTAATTTACCAGTACCATATACAGATTCTCCCATTTGTGAAAATGTTTTTAACGCTTCTCTAAAGGCCAATTTATCTTCTGTTGTTAATGGTGTTGGTTGTTCTGAAAATACTGATGGTTGTTTTTCTTCTTTTAAAAGATCTCGTATTATTTTTAATTTACTTTTCATTTTAATATCCTACATTTTCCATCTTCGCATAGTATTGAAGTTATAATTTCGTTTACTTTATTATATTTATTTGTTGTTTTTTGTACAGATTCATTCATAGAATTAGGCTTCATATATGCTCCATGCGTAGATGGATTAGAAACAAAGTCCCAACATATTAATTCAAAATCTTCTTGAACTTCAACTGTATTTTCTCCCATTACTTCTTTAACTGATCCCAAACCTCTTGAACTAATACCTAAAACAATACCAGCTTTAAATAATGATTTTAAAATATTACCTGATGGTGTTTCTAAAATTTGAACTGTTCCTTTAAGATCATCACCATCCCACCATATGTTTAATACATTGTGCGAAACATTATTTAAATTAACTACTGATGATTCTGGATGATCTAATTCTCCTAATGCTCGGTGTTGATCAATAAATTCTTTTTTATACTTTTCACATTCTCTCATTAAAATATGTTTTGGATATACACGTCCGTTTTGATTTTTAGCACCAGATCTTTGTAATATTCCCTGCACAACATAACCACCAGGAACACCATATTTACCTCCATTTGATTCATTTAATGAACCAATTGGTTTAAATTGCATGTAATCCATAATTAATTTTTTTGTCATATTACTCCCCTATTGCTCTTACACGTTCTGCTATCTTAATTAATTTTTCTGATATTTTATTAAGTGCCTTTTCTGTTCTAGGCCCATATTCAACTCTAGACATACCAGAATCCTCTTTTAATTTACTAGTATGTTTAACTAATGTTTCAATTTCTTTTAATTTTTTTGACACCTCTTGAATAGTACGTTTAACTTTATTTTCTGGAGTCATTTTTTTATCGCCTCTAGAAAATTGTCGATAAGATTCAATTAAACGTTCATATTTACGATCCATTGCTTCTTGAACCGTTTCATATTTTGCATTTTTATTTTTCCATTTACCTCGTTTAGCAAATGATGCTGGTGTTTGAAATCCAGCAACTCCGCCGGTGGTGGATGCTTCATTTGATTCTTTATCTTCATATTCTTTATGAGTCATTCCTGGATGATCTGTTTCACAATTATGATTATCGTTTAAAGGCATACCGTCTGCATCTGAAATTTTATCATCATTTGCATCATCGGTATAGCCTTCTGGTGTTAAGTTGGCAGTTGTTGATAATGATGCATTATATTTATCTTGAGCTTGTGTTAATTTATTTAATGCACTTGTTAATTCGTCTGCCTCTGCCGGAGATTTTTGTTCGTGTAATTCAATAAACTTATTTTCTATTTGTCGTAAAAATGATTTCATGAATTTACCTGTTTTAATTCATTAACTAAATCCATATATCTTAACAATGATAAAACGTGAGATTCTTTAATTATTTTTTTATTTTCAACTGAACATAACATTTCAGATAATTTTTCTACTTTAATTTTAGTAATTTTATCTGTTATTGTAGTTGAATATTCTTTTAATTGATTTTTTATTTTAGGAATACTTTTTCCTATATACTGTTTAAGTATATCAGTATCGTTTACATTAGTTATATATTGTCCTAATAACTCTTTTTGTGATTCTGATAATACTCCATATTTTTTATTAAATTTATCAATTAATAATCTATATGATAATAATCTCATATCTTCTGATTGATTTGAATATGACTCTAAAACTACGTCTTTTTGTATTATAGTTTTATTTAAAGGTAATCCGTTTTCTGCAATAATTGTTTTACATTGCAATATTTGATTTGGATTTGCAGATTCTGAATGTTCAAATAACATATTTATTGAAGCTAAAACTTTATAATTATTAATATGTATCTTTGACATATTTTCAAATACAAAATTTGTTTGTATTTCTTTTACTAAATTATAACGTTGTCTTTTTAAAACGCTTTGATTTAACTTAGTATGAGCATCTTTGACATCACGTATAAATTCTAGTGCATATGCTTCAGATTTATATTGTTCTTTTACTAAATTATTATAAAGTTGTAGTTCTTTAGCTAATTCAGTATTTTGTCCAAAATATTTTTTGATTATATCAATCGTTAATGATTTGTCAGAAGTCATTGTTTCTGACGTTAATTTACGTACTAATAATTCAAATAGAATTCCTGTATTTCTATATTTTGAATGTTTTAATTTTTTCATATCATACCGATAGTTTATAATAAATATATTTAAAAAATTATTCTAGTATATTATCTTCATCTAACATAGTCCCAGAGTCGCTATTTTTTTCATTTTCTTTTAATGATTCTGCAATTATTCCATGATTTTTACTATATTTATTCTTTAAAGATTTTATTAAATTATTATTTTCTGTAGTAAATGAGATTTTTCTGTTTCGTTTATGTGGCTGAAATGCCGTTTTTTGATTTTCTACATCAAATGCTTGTTTTAATGTTTTTTGTCCCGTAGCGTCCCATCCAAATGCATTATCATGTTGACCAGATTTAATTCCCTCCGGAGGTCGGCCCCCCTTTTCTTTTTCTTGTACTTCATCTGATGACATATGTACTGTTGCTAAATCATGGGGTGTTCCATATGATACTCCTGTAACTGATGGATCATTTCCTTCTTGCTCAATTTGATTTTGACGGAATCTTAATTTTAAATCTTCAATTACGTTAACTCGTTCTGATAACCATTGGTCTTCAGACATATTAAATATAAATTCGTAAATGTATTTATCTGAAACTAATTTACTATCTTTCATTGTATTAGCTAATGTTATTTTTTCATTCATTAATGCAACTTTTTGTTGATCATAAATTATAGATGGGGCTGTTAATTCTAATTCAAATCCAACTAAATCTTCTCCTTCGAATCCCTGTGCATATAAATGAACAATAGCTATCTTAGTTAACTCGGAAACCATTATTTTCTGTAATCTTTCTATAGTTCTTGCAAATCGAATATCCATTGATGCTAATGTAGTTTTTCCTTCAACACCTTCGTCATAACCTAAAAATGGTTTTGGTATTTTAAGAGCTGCCATCATTTTATGTTTAACATAATCAATATCTTCAATTCCAGTAAAAGTCATTCCAGGTAATGTATCAATTGATGTTGAACTTTGGCCTCCTCTTACTGGCAAATAATAATCTTCTAACATATTATTAATATTAAATTTAAGATTATAATTTCCTGTATTTGTGTCTATATGAGGAATTTTTTTCATTTTATTAATAACTTGTTCCATATGAGCATCAACTTCATTAGGAGGAATATTACCAATATCAATTTTAAAAATACGTTTTTCTGGAGCTCGCATAATACGATGTATTAACATTGCATCCTCAAGCATCATTAGTTTTTGAAATTCTTTTCTAGCTCCTTCAAGCATACTTCTACCATATGGTAAAAAGTTTGAATCAGATATCATTCGAAAATGAGCCATTTCATATACGTCATATCCATTTTGAGGACTAGAAGCATGTCTAAATTTTATATTATATTCGCCAGTTTCTTCATTATAATCTTCTATTCGTTCTACTTCATAACTAGAAAATGGTCGGGCATTAACAACTCCTAATTCGTCTGCAATATCTAGTTTTAAAAAGAAATCTCCATATTTTGCCATATTTCGAATCCATGGCCACATATTAAATTCAACATTTAAAACATCATTAAATAAATTTTGAAGAATTTTTTGTATATTTGTTTTATTACTTTTGATAGCTAATACTTCACCAAATTGATTTGCTAAAGTTGATTCATCTGAATATATATCTAGTGCTGAGCTAATTATTGGATCTTTATCCATCATTTCATAATCTACATATAACTGTATACGATTTTGATTTGCGTAATAATTTGAATCATATCCGCCATGACCGCCAGTACGATATCGATTAGATCCATGTAATCTAGTATATCTGTCAGCTAATTTAGTTTGACTAATGTTACCTGCAGACTGTAATCTATTAGTATCAACAACACGTACTTTGTCTTTACCGTACGCTCGCACGATAACATTGGTACTAAATAAATTTCGTAAACGTTTTCTTAATGACGCCATATAATATATTATTTTTTAATAAATATAACTAACTACAGAAGCCAGGTTAAATTTTCATCATCAGTCCCAGTATTCCACGTCCAGCCCGTATTCTCCGAGTTTGATTTTCCGGTATATATAAGTGAATCTGATTTTTGTACTCGACTGATAGCTCGTTTATTTAAGTCTATTCCCTGTTGTCTTAGTTTTAATGATGTATCTCGTAACCATAGGCCAATTGCAAAACTCATTACTAAATCATCATTATATCCTACCTGTGCTTGTGCTTTGCCATTTAGCCACACAAACACAAATAATTCTTGTATTAATCTTTTACTGCGTATTAAAGGGGTTTTTTCTCTCATATACATTTCTAGTGCAGATATCATTAATGGTCTTGTTCTGCTAGTAGTAGAAACTCCTGGTACCATTTTTGTTTTATCTTTAATGTCATACCCCTTTCTAAGATGTACTTCTAAATCTACATATCCATCATCTTTGTATGTATAAAATAAATTTTCATAATTTCTATCTAATGCTGGTTGAATTGCTGCCCAACCAATATTTGCATTTTCAATCGCTAATAATGCATTATTCCATTCAGTTGAAACTGTAACTAACATATTTCCAAAATCTTTTGGAGGAATCTTTCCTTTATATTCAGCAACTTGTTTTATAGATTCAATTTCTATAACGTGAAATGTAGACCAATCTGCACCATCACCCCGAGCAACGTCAGCTACTACTGCATATGTTTTACTATAATCTGGATATTCCCATATCCAATATGCATTATCAAATCCTCGTTTTTCTATTGGTTCTTCACAATTATTTTCATAATCCTGGAGACACTTGCCATCTACTACAGTATGTCCGGAGGAAACAAAATCACAGTCACATTCTTGTGATGCCCCCCGTTCTCCTAATAAATGAGTTTGCCTAGTTCTCCATTCTTGATCGCGATCTGGATGTACGGTCCAATGTAATTTTATATTATGCCACTCAGTATTTGGATTAGTTTCACCATCAACCCATGTTTTATGAAACCAATTACCAATACCATTTGGAGTAGAAAGAACAATGGCTGATCCACCAGTTGATAGCGTTGCTTGTGATGCTATCCATATTTCTTCTACATTTCTAATAAATGCAGCTTCATCTACTATTAATAATGATAATGCTTCTGATCGAGCTCCTGTTGTTGCAGAAGAAACTGCTTTAATTTGTGATCCATTTTTAAATTTTAATGATAATTTATTATCTG